AAGAAAGTACAGGTAGCGTTAGACGCCGAGGCAGAGACAAAGGTGGAGGCCATGACAGCGGTGGACAGTAAAGGTGTAGACCTACTAAGGTCTGATCCTGATATTATAGACCCAATAGTAAAATAGAATATGAAATTGAGCGTCAAGGACCGATTTGCCCTGTTAAATCTCCTCCCCACAGAGGGGAATATTATGACCATCCGTTCTTTAACAAAGCTTAGGAGTGAGCTAGGGTTCTCTGATAAAGAGATTAAGAAGATCGGGATGGTATCAGCAGAGGGGTCCGTCACATGGGAAGACAAGGACTATGTGAAAGATGTCGAGTTCGGTGAGATTGCCACGGAGATTGTTAAGGATTCCTTAACCAAGAGCAATAACGAGTCCAAACTAACCGCAGAGATGATCCCTCTTTACGAGGCGTTTATCGAAGGTGGTACAATAGATAAAAAGGAGAGTAAGGGGACGGCCTAATCCCTATAACATTCCTAGAGCTACAACAATACGTCCAGCAACAGACAGATGACTATGAGGGAATCTCCCTTGGGAAGATTAAGGTCGCTCTAAACAGGGGGCTCAATGACTTCTACTCTCGCTATGACTGGGATTTCTCTGAGATTCATGACGCTTCAATATCGGCAACAGCAAATGATAATACATATTCCCTAGCTTCAGATTTTAAGAAGTTGATGGGTGGAATTATTAGGGACACAACTAACGAGGTTGTTCTCCCTGTTGTCAACTATCGGGACTTTGTTAAAGTCTACCCGGCAGTAGACACCACAGCAGATACAGGCAACCCTACTGTGGCTTACTATCATGGTCTGGATTCTTCTGGGTACTATCAGATCGGTATTTATCCAGTGCCCTCCTCCTCCATTACTCTGAAGTATGACTACTATGGCAACCCAACGTCTATGTCGGCTGAGTCAGACGTCCCGAAGATTCCAACAGCCTACCACCTTGCCTTGGCCAACTTTGCTCTATGGAAATACTACGAGTCTGAAGAGAACAACACAGCTAACTATTACAAATCCCTTTACGAAGAGGATGTAACCAAAGCAATCTCATATGCAAATGAGTTCTCAGAGGGAGAAGGGCAGTTCAGGAGTGGGACACTTTACCCGCTAGAGAACTACTCAGACAGGTTCTATAACCGCCTCTGATGGCTCCAACCCTAAGAACAATCTCAGAGGTCAACGAGTTTTTGTTTTCCTTTGAGAAGATGAACCTGGGGAAGACGGACGTCCAGCTCGATAAGAACACACTCTCTAACGCGCAGAACATTGTTCTAACCTCACTAGCCCCTGAGACCCGTCCTGGCTTTACAAGAGTTTCTGCAACATCAGGGACCACCACAGGCATCCTTAACCAGTTTGTTTGGACAGATGAGACATCGACAACCAAGTGGTTGAGAACTTATGGGCCCTACCTCCAGAACTACTCAGGAGGGTACTTCTCTAATATCCTCTCTACTCTAACTTCTGGGCTCTACGGGACATTCGCTTACCACCCGATAACCAACTACACGTACTTCAGCAACGGAGTGGATAACGTTATTGCATATGTGTCTGGATCCCACTACGAGTCTCTGTCTTCTCTAAAGAAGGGGCAGGTGTACGAACACTTTGAGGGGAGACTATTTGCTGGGGTCAACAATGTGTTGTGGTACACAGACGATAATACTGATCGATTTGGTGACTCTAATTATGGAATCCTAGAGGGCTATATCAGGGCTATTAGATCACAGTACAACAAGCTGATTATCTGGACGGATAATGGCAAGATCTACACTCTGTATAACTTTGACTATTCACAGGGAGCGGCAGGCCCTGAAGCTGTGTACACACTAGCTTCGAACATTCAGTGTCTTTCAGAGAAGTCTGTGAAGATGGGACCTGATGGGTTGATCTACTTCTTAGGGAGAGACGAGACTCACAAGGCGGGTCTATTCGTCACAGATGGACAGTCGGTACAGCCAGTGGCCAACTCAGAAGACGCTGGAGTATTCTTTGATAACTGTGGCGCTGCTCAACTCTCGAAGGCGGCAGCAGGTTTCAGAGGAAATGAGTATTGGCTATCCGTGTCAGATGCTTCTGGGGCGCACAATAACATTGGAATCATCTACGATACTCGTACAAAGGTTTTTATCTCCAAAGTTACCAACCTGTGGGCCTCCGACTTTGTCAGCTTCAAGACCTCTGGGCGATGGGAAACATACTTCGGGCATTCTCTCTCAGGGGTGACTCTAAAGATCAACGGAGACGTCGCTTATGACGAGACCTCCGCTGGAACACGCCTCCCAATCGAATCCTTTGCTGTTACTGGGGCTATTCCACTAGCAACCATTGGACAGGAATCAAGGATCAACAAGGTTTTCCTTATGGCTGATGCTACCGACTCTAATGTCAAGCTGGACTTTGGTATTGCAGATGGTGTGGGAGACGCTTGGTACAATAGACAAGTGACGATGCAGCAAGGTGGACAGATATGGGGAGCATCGTCTGTCTGGGGATCTAGTGCCTCCACATGGGGAGCTACGACACGAAGGATCCAAGAATGGGTTAGACCGCCGTCAGCTATCAGAAAAGCTCGGTTCCACAAGTTCAGATTCTACATGAATGAAGCAGAGAAGTTTAAAATCTATGGCATCCGCACAGTTGCCAGACAAGTAAATCCACTACGATGAGTATTATCACCGTTACCCAACCGTCAGATGGGACAACCATCGATGCTGCTGATGTCAACGATCAGGTAAACACAATCCTGCAAGACTACAACGGCAATATCGACTCTGACAACCTAGCTACTAGCGCTGTTATTGCAGCGAAGATTGCTAGCAATTCTGTTGAAACAGCAAAGATTAAAGATGCAAATGTAACAGCAGGCAAGCTTGCGACCAGTGCAATCTTTCTGGATCACGTTGCGGTGACTACAAGTCAAACTGGTATTACAACAGAAACAGACCTTACAAACCTTACGTCTACGGTTACGGTTCCAGCAGGGGGGAGGTCGTTAGAAATCACCGTCTATCTTCCAGCTATCTCCACCACAGTATCTGGAGACCCAGTTATTTTCTCCCTTGTAAAGGGTTCAGATGTCGTGCAGAAAGCCTACTTCACAGTGACTGGTGCATACGCTACTGGCCCAATCAATATCCATCTACTTGAGGAGGCTGTGGCGGCTGGTTCTTATACCTATAAGGTCACTGCAGCTAGGGCTGCTGGTACAGCCTCCTTTGGAGTGATCTGCGACGTTGGCTACCCTGCAACTATGGACATTAAGCTTATCTGATGACCCCTTACTCCCAGAGAGACAACCGCTGGAAAAATCATCTTCTAGCCACGGGGCCAGATAACATTTATGCGTCTGGTTGCTTTCTGGTGAGCCTAAGTATGCTGGCGGACATTGACCCTCTGACAGCCAACGATAGACTGCTTAGTGCTGGAGCGTTCAAGGGGCAGATGCTCAGTAACTACACAGCCGCCGCAGAAGCTCTTGGTTTGACGTATGAGGGCAAGGTAACGGCTAAGCCGAGTAAGTTCCCGTGTATCGCTGAAACCAACGCCTACGCTTCTAAGGGCGTCCCACAGCATTTCTTCGTTGTGCTAGGCAGTAGTATCATAGACCCGTTAGATGGGAAGGAGTACCCAGCTAACAAATACCTAATCAAGAGTTACAGACTGTTCTATAAACCAGAAGTAAACACCAAAATGTTAAAGAATCTGTTCCAGCTTGGGAACGATATTGTGTGGAACGTTCGAAGCCACAACATAGTGATTGACAGCCAGGAGACATTAGACACGCTCTTCGGTGCAGACCAGATTAACCCTAACCCAGACCCAGCATTACTGAAGGACGCAAAGACATACCGACTAACTTGGCAGAACCAGGTTGATCTTGAGTCCTACAGAAAGACTGCCATGGAGGCTCCAACAGATATTGCGGATGCCTTTACATTAGGAGTGAAGCAAGGCGTGAAGGACGCTCCAGTGAAAGAGGTAATTAAAGAAGTTACTAAAGAAGTCAAAGTACCAGCAGAACAACTGACAGCCCTAGAGCATCTGAAGCTTGCTCTCAAAGGATTGTTTAGCTGGGTTGGAAAATAAAACAACGTTATGGCCGTAGCAGATTTAGCACAACAAAATATCGCGGAGATTAAGCAGGCTGCTCTTTCGGAGCAGGCGGCTAGTCTCCAAGAACAACGGGGAGGACTAACCTCTGCTTTGGCCCTAGCTCAAGCAAAGAGGGAACAGGCACTAGGAGAGCTTGGGATTGCCAGTAGCGACACAGCTGCCACATACGGGGCGGCCATCTCAGACGTGAACGTAGCAACAAAAGAGAATGTAGGAGCACTTCAAACCAAAGCCAACGAGCTTGGTCTTGCTCGCTTCGGCGTGACTGGAGTAAGAGAGGCTGGCATAAGAGAGGCTGCAGTTAAGAGTATTGGTGAGTTAAGCAGAGAGAGAGCCAATAAGTTAGCCAGCATCGCCTTGCAGAAAGCCACTACTGGAGCAGAGTTCGGGCAGCAAATATCGGAGATTGAGACCAATCTTGCTACTCTTCCAACAGAAGCTCGGCTGTCTTCTGAGCAACTGATGTCTCTGTCTGATATTGAAAGGCAGTACTACCAGTTGGGTCTTCAGGAGACGCAGATCACTGCGCAGATTGAGCAGGCTAAACAGGAGATGCAGTTAGCTAGAGAGCAGTTTGATTACAGCAAGGCCAAGGCCGCTCAAGATCGCATCGATGCGCTGGAGCAGCAGAAGATTGAGAACGCTCTTAACGCTCGTCAGGTGGCCGCTCAGGAGCTTTCAGCGCGTAAGCAGGGAGTAACCCAAACTACGGACTTTGACCAAGCAGCTCGGCAGTCCGCCCTTTCTCTGATGACAGATGCGGGGGCTGGAGCTTACACAAACGATCAGTACGATCCGAAGAAAGCATACGACTACTTAAGTAGGGTTTACTCTGGCAAGATCTCAGAGCAGTCTATCCAGACTTATACGGGCTATACTCCACCGTCAGCCAGTCCACAGCAGTCTTCTCCACCATCTTCAGTACAGAAACTAGACATCAACTTTACTCCGAACAAACCATACTTTGCCGCAACGATGAACAGCTGGCTTAAATCAATACAGTAATGGCTTTTGGAGATATAGGACAATCTGCAGGAACAGGATTCGATACTGGGTCATCGCCGTCATCTTCCCTATCACAAAGCGGGTCTTCTTTTGGAAGCATAAGTAAGAAGTCTGTAAACCCGTTTGATCTTGAAGATGAAGATTTACTGCGACGATTGCTTGAGGCACAGGACGTAAAGATCCCAGAGAAGCCAGAAGAGAAGAAGGGGGTTGTCGGGAGATTCTTTGATCTCCTACTATCTGGAGAACAGCTAACAGCTGGAATCATTAGTGGGATCAGGAACAAGCAGTCTCTTTTGACCTCTGTTCCAGAGGCATTTAAGACTGATTCCTCTCCTTCGAAGGAGCTTGGCATTAAGAACAAGGTTGGGGCCTTCGCTGTTGATGTCCTACTCGACCCACTAACCTACCTCGGATTTGGTGTAGGATCAGGAGTCGCAAAGACCGGCACCAAGGTAGCTGGGAAGGCTGTCAGTAAGGTGGGCGAGGAGTTAATCGCCAAGACTACAGCAGAGGGGCTTGCTAAAGGGCTGTCAGAGGAAGCAGCCTCGGCCGCTGCGAGAAAGCTAGTTGCTGGACAAATCGATAAAGGAGCAGTCGACCTTCTAGCAAAGAAGGGGGTCACGGTTGGCGTTCCCTTCTTAACAGAGAGCGCAGTTATCCCTGGAGCATCTAGGGTGATGGATATTATAGCTGACGGTGTGGCCAAGCCAGTGAGATCAGTGGCGGCTGCTTTAGAACCGACAGCTGTTGGCGGGGTGATATCTAAACTTGGTGAGCTTGGAACTGAAGTGAAGACGCTTGCCACGAATATCTTTGGTTCGGTAGAGAATAGGTTGTTAGCTCAAGGAGCCCCAATGGAGGTGGTGGAGAGCTACTCGACGGCTCTCAGAAAATATAAGAACACTCTCAACTACGATGCAGTTAAGGCTGTAAAGGATATATCTAGAACGGCAGCTGACGCCTACGCAACTGATCCTGCTGCTGCGACAATTATCCGAAGGGCTCTAGAGGAAGGCGCAATCCCGTCAGACAAAAAGTTGGCTGCAGTGGCTGATATCCTTAGACAGGAGAACAAGCGCATCTTTGACTTAGACAGCAAAGCTCTTGGTTATGCTAATGGATCAGATGTTGTAAAAATTAAAACAGAACTTGGGTCTTTGTATAAGGCTAATAGGGCAAAGCTAAGGGAGTTGAAGTCTGCGACTAAAATAGACAGCAACGCCATTAAGGCGCTGAACGAATCCCAGAAGGAACTCGAAGGACTGATGAGGCAAGTCAAGGAGCTTGGGACAATTCAGATGTCGGAGTCTGATGTAGCAGGGGTTATGAGAAGGGTCGTCGGAGACTTCACGGTTGGTGATCCGAAGATGGAAACTCAGATCACGTTTAAGTCTCCAGTTAAGAGCAAGGATTTAGACGACATCATCAAGACCATCAAGTCGGCAGACCATCTATCTGATGAGGCTGTGACAAAGATCATTTCACGGACACCGAGCGGCTATAAACAGAAGGTGCTTGATGTTGTCGACGCAATTGATGAGGGATTCAGCGAAGAGCAAGCGCTTAAATCGCTGGGCCTGAATAACGATGGCCTGTTTAAGTCCTTCTACAAGGCGATCAAGGATCGCTCAGAGAAGATCCTCGATGGCAGCCTGGTCAAGAATACCGCCGAGCAAGCCGTCGCTTCTCAAAGGAAGACTTTTGACCTACTAGATAAAGCCCAGAGTACGACAGATTTTAGGAAGGTGGTCCAAACAGAAAAGGATAAGATCGCTTCTAAAATTGGCCAGTTAGCAGAAGATCTTAAGCCACTCTCTGGCAAGAAGCTTGCCTTTGAGAGGCAGAACTACCTGACCCATATGCTAACCCCAGAGGCCAGGGACTTCCTCGAAAAGAAAGGGGGTACAACTAACTTCTTCTCCAAATCAGTGGGCTTGAAGAACTCGTTCCTGTCCAACCACCGCAATATCGAGGGGACAATTGAGGAACTAAACGCTGCCTTTAAGGAGATCCCAGGTGCTGAGAAGATAGATCTATTCGAAGCGGACCCGTTCAAGGCGTTCGCCGCACGGAAGTTGTCTTCTGTTAAAACAGTTGCAACCAGGAATATGTTTGATGAGCTGACTAGGGAGGTTGGGGAAGCTATCCCGAAGGGGATGGACGAGATGGTGGTTGATGGCATTAAATATGTTAAGCCACAGGTTGCTGGGTTTGGTGACTTTGCGCTACCAGAGGTTGTCGCTAGAGACTTAGAAAAAGCCCAATCAATTATCACGAACTCCCAGGAAACAAAGAAGTTGCTTAATTTGTACGACAAGACCATCTCGCTCTGGAAGAGGTCGGTTACAGGTATTTGGCCCGCCTTCCACGGGAGAAATATTATTGGTGGACTGTTTAACAACACTCTCGCAGATGTTAATCCGGCGAGGTACTTGGATTCCGAGACGATTCTTCAGGCAGCTAAAGGGGGAAAGAAGGCGCTTGAAGAAACCACGATCGATCTAGGTAGCCGTTATGGTAAGAGATCTGCTAAAGAGGTTCTGGAGCAGTACTACAAGCAAGGTGGGTACGATCAGATTGGATTCTTCGATGTTGCAAAGACTGTCGAGGATGAGATCCAGCAGATAACGGGAACACGGCCACTTATTAAAAAGATTTTTGAGGACCTCCCAATGAACCTTATGCAATCCATTGAAGCTAGGCTTCGACTCCCGTTGTTCATCGATACCCTTAAGAAGGGTGGGGACTGGAAGGGAGCTATGGATCAGGTATTTAGGTATCACTTCGACTACAATCCTGGAGCGATGAGCCAGTTTGAGGTGTCTGTTATTAGACGGATTTTCCCATTCTATAGGTGGATGAAAGGCAACGTGGCTCTCCAACTTGGAAAGATCGCGGAACAACCTGGTAAATATAAAATACTATCTGACGTTGTTAAGTCATTCCAGTCAGAGAACCCAGCAGATACAAACCTTCTACCTGAATATATGCAGGAGGGTCTTAACCTGAGGGTTAAAACATCCGGTGACACCTCAACATACTTGAGGTCTCTTGGGCTACCAGTTGAAGATCTATTCCAGTTTATCAATGCCGATGGTGCAGTGAGAGTGCTAGAGAAGCTAATGGCTAAAACTTCCCCATTGATTACAGTTCCGTTGCAGATAGGGTTTCAAAGAGATTTCTATCGTGGCAAGCCTTTAGCAGAGAGCCAGTGGGTGTACCCCTATATCAATAAGATTCCTGGCCTTAGAGACTTCCTGAAAGTGCAGGACTATGGGAAGCTCCCAGATGGTACAGAGAACTATCGAGCTGATCCAGAGAGACTCATGCTTGTCAATGGTTTGGCAGGAAGATTTTACACGACGGTTGGAAATATTATGACCAAGGAAGCAAAAGCAGATGGCAGGTTCGACCTGTGGAGTAAGATTCTAAATGGAACATTCGGAGCTAAACTATCCACGTTCAATATCAAGGAAGAGGGAGCCAAGCGTAAGAAGGAAGATGTCCGAAAGCTTCAGGATGAGCTTGCAAATACTCCAGTCGGAGCGGCTATGACAAGGACGTTTATTCCAAAAGAGAAGAGAGCGCAGGCGAGTAGCCTACTACAACAGTAATAAATAAGTATGTGGGGAAAGATTATGTCGAAGTTGGCAACAGCGTGGGAGTGGTGTAAGGGAAAGAAGACCTATTTGGTTGGTGTTATCGGACTAGCCTATGGGCTTATCCATAGAGACCAGGAGATTATTATGACTAGCTTGGTTGCTTTGGGTCTGCGAGACGCCATCGCTTCTAAGTAGGTAGGTTCTGTAGATGAGTCCAGATATAGTGTCTGCCCTAGCAAACGTCGGTACTGGTTTCGGGGTAGCCTCTATCCTGGCCTACATCATCCTCCTGATCGTTCGTGAGGGACGGAAAGACGTGAAAGAGATGCAGAACATTTTAATCGAGCTGGTTAAGAAGAACACCAAAGCCTCCACTATCAACACCGAGGTCACGAGGCAGGCGGCAGACGTTAATAAGGAGCTGGTAGCAAAAGTAACCGAAGTACTAATCCGTAACACACGCAAATCATGAATGCCCCAATAATCGGCCTCTATCTCTGGGGCATCATCACAGTCCTCTACCTGGTCGCTGTCTGGAAACTATCGTTCTGGCGAGATGGCCCAGGCTTGAAAGTGCTGCGGCTTCTGTACGTTGCTATCCTCATTCACTCCATTCAATCAATGGTGATGCGCTTCCTGCTTATCAAAGGACAGACCGTTGATGATTGGGCTCCGTGGGCGATGCTTGGACAGCTTGTGCTTCTCTATGCAGGGCTACGGGCACTAGTTATTCTCTACGGGCACTTCGAGAAAGACCCGACGGTTCCATCTAAATAAAAACTGCCCTCTCAGGCAGTCATCTGCTTTCTCATCGGCAAGGATGGAGACAGATTCGATCTCTAAAGATATCCCCATGTTTATAACACTGGGGATTACGCAGGAAATGTACGACACAATTGTCACAGAGGAACAGGCCCGACAGGGGTCTCTAGAGAGCCAGCTCAAGCAGCTTGATACCCCACCAGATGACTTTGACGTAAGTGTTTCCTATCTGTTAGACCTCTTGGATCGCTTGCCAGAGCTATACACCCGTTCGAAACACTCGGAAAAACTGGAATGGCATCGCATGATGTTTTCGAACGCTTCTTTGAAGCAAGAAAGACTGCACTGGAACCTGAAAAGTCCCTTCGATGCAGTCCTTCACGCTAACGAAACTAAAGTTTGGCTCCCCT